AGCTATCGTCAAAGTGAAATGGATACAGCCCGTGTTAACACATTTAACACCATGGTTGCTATTCCTATGATTAGTAAACGATTTGCATTGAAACGATTCTTAGGATTAACTGCTGAAGAAGTGGCGGAAAATGAAACACTATGGAAAGAAGAGAATGTTGATGAAGATACAAACTTGTCAGCCAGTGCCGAACTTCGTAGTGCAGGAATAACTGCTAACGGCATGGCAGGTGATATATCTGGACTTACAGGAAGTCAAGAACCTTTACCAACTGAGGGAGGAGACACAGGATCAGCTCCTGTAGAAGGCGGAGAAGCCGCTCCGACTGCTCCTGCACAGTAAACAATAAATAACACTACTATGTTATTAAGAGAATTTACCTACTTTGATAAAGATCATGCCGATCCACAGGAAGATGATCGCTATCTTAGCCAAAACGACACAAGTATACTGCGTCAAAAAGAGCTAAGAAAAACTCGCTTGACATTAGAAATGATCAACGAACTACGCAAAGCAGGCGATGCAAGAGAAAAAGAAAAGAAAGAAGAATTAGGTTTAGTCCGTAAAATGTACGCGGCTCCACCTCCTGAAGCCGCCGCTCAGTAATGAACGAGATTATAATACTGGGTGATTCTCACACCCATTCATTTGCATCTAAGGGCCCGCGCCATACTGACGATCCCGCATTGTTTACTTCTAGAGATTACGGAGAGCTGATTACATCTCTGTATAGTGATCTAACTAAATTTTTAAAAACCAACCCTGCAAAAAATCTTATTGTTTGTTTAGGTGAAGTTGAAATTCGTGCGCATTGGTGGAAACACATAACAACTGAATATGCTAATGGTAATAGCATACAGAATTATATAAAAGTTAGAGTAAAATCTTTTTATGATTTACTTAAATTTACAGCAGATCTATATAATTTAGAAAAAATAGTTTTATTTGGCGCTCCGCCTGCAATGAACAACACTGTTTACAATCCTTCTTGGCCTTTTATTGGTAGTACATCTACAAGAAATATAATGATACACATGTTTAACTGTGAATTTATAAAAGCCATAACAGAAGATATTGCCGAAACTCGTATAGGTTTTGCCACAGGTTTTTATCATTGTATTGATCAAAACACATACGAAGCAGTTGATAATATTCTATCAGATGGCCTACATTGGTCGTCAGAATTAGACAATAATTTGTTTAGTTTAGTTGAATTGGTTATCAATGAGGACGGGTATTTTACTGTGGGTCCTGCGTTTGAGCACATGAAAGACCATGAGTTTTATCTGTCGCATTTGACTAAATCGGCAGGAAATTATGATACTTGGGTCAATGCTAACGACTTAGAAAATGCCGATTTATTCACTAGAAATATTATAGTAGATGGCGAAAAGTATCATTTTTTGACCATAAACCAACGCAAAGATATAGAAAAAGATTGTCGAGAACTGTCAATCTTGAAGCGCGAATAACTGGCACTATAACTTTTTTGTCTAAAAACTAAATATTTTTAACAAAGAATACGTCAAAGTAGAATAAAATTCTACCGCACGAGCCGAAAACCGACTGTTTTCGGCCTATTTCCAACATCAATTTTACCAACTGTGTAAATAATAACACAGCCTTGCCGCAACCACATTAAGGAGAATACTGCAATGTCTACAAAATTTGAACAATTATTAGACTATCTTGTAAACGAAGAAATGGATAAAGCCAATGAACTTTTTCATGAAATCGTTGTTGAGAAGTCTCGCACAATTTATGAAAACCTAATCGCTGAAGAAGACGATGATGTTGAAGAGTCTATGGATGACGATGTTGAAGAATCTACAGACGATGATGTTGAAGAGTCTATGGATGACGATGTTGAAGAGTCTATGGATGACGAAAACACAGAAATGGACGAAGGTCAAGAAGAATTAGAAGATTCTTACATGATGGACGCTGATGAAACTGGCGACGAAACAGACGACTTCGGTGGTGAAATTTCCGCTGATGGCGACAACTTCGATGCTCCAGCTGATGACGAACACGGTCATGAAGGTCAAGAAGATAAAGCAATTTTTGATATTAAAAATGCTATCGCTGAACTAGAAGCCGCATTTGCCGAACTAGAAGCCGCACAAGGTGACGAAGAAGGCGAAATGGGAATGGAACCAGAATTTGGTGACGAAGAAGGTGACGAAGCCGGTGACGAAGACGAAAGTATGGGCTTCATGGAAGGTCGTCGTTTAACTCGTGAGTATGTTGAGAAAGTTGGCAACGACTGGGAAAAGAACAGCATGAAAACACAAGGTCAATACCTAGGTGCTGGCACTGGTGAAAAAGACGGTGCTCCAGTTGAAGGCCGTAGCCCAATCAGTTCTGGCAAAGGTAAGCCAACAACTGGTGCTACAGCGGCTAACATCGCTAAAGGCGCTACTGAAGGTCAAAGCAATACCGGAACAACTCCAGGTAAAGTAAACAAAGGTATCACTCCAGAAAAGGGTGAGAAGTTTGCTAGCATCAACGGTAATGTTCCAGGCGGCAAGATGGGTGTAAAAAACTTGTCTAAAGTTGCTGGCGGGCACGGTGCTGAGAAGAAAGGTTCTGGTCCAGGCCCAGTAGGTGCTGGTACAGGTGACAAAGCAGGTCAAACAAGTATTGACCCAGCTACAAAACGTCAATTCCTTCCACAACATAGCAAATAATTAGAGAAACTGGATGAGACAAATTTCATATCTACGCGAACACCTAAGTTTTGATCAGGCTGGAGTCATTCTTGAGTCTGACGACAAGGACGGCAAAAGCCTTTATCTAAAAGGCATTGCTATCCAAGGTGGTATCCGTAACGCTAATCAGCGTGTATATCCTGTAGATGAAATTGAAAGAGCTGTTAAGACACTTAATGATCAGATTCAAAATGGTTATAGTGTCCTAGGCGAAGTTGATCATCCAGATGATCTTAAAGTGAATTTGGACCGTGTATCCCATATGATTACTCAAATGTGGATGGAGGGTCCTAATGGTTATGGTAAGATGAAAATTTTACCTACACCGATGGGTAACTTAGTGCGTACTATGCTTGAAAGCGGAGTAAAACTTGGTGTAAGTTCTCGTGGTAGCGGCAATGTTAACGACATGAACGGCCATGTATCCGATTTTGAAATTATCACAGTAGACGTAGTTGCTCAACCCAGTGCGCCAGGAGCGTATCCTACTCCCGTGTATGAACATTTAATGAACACACGCGGTGGTAACAGAGCGTTTTTAGTGGCACAAGAAGTTAAAGAAGATCCAAAGGCCCAGAAATATTTGAAGGAATCATTACTTCAAATTATTAAAGGTCTAAAATAAGCCCGAGGAGAAATATAAATGTTGGACGCATTCAAACAATTAGTCGAGTCAGGAGTAATGACAGAAGAAACAAAATCTGTTATTGAGTCTGCCTTTGCTGAAAAAATTAAAGAGAATCGCGACCAAGTTACCGCAGAACTTCGTGAAGAATTTGCACAAAAATACAATCATGATAAAAGCATGATGGTAGAAGCAATCGACAAGATGTTAAGCGATAGATTGGCTGCTGAGATGTCTGAATTGCATGAAGACAAGAAGGCCCTAGCCGAAGCAAAAGCTCGTTACCAAGTTAAGGTAACAGAAGATGCTAAAAAGCTAGAAGGTTTTGTTATGAAGCAATTAGGTAAAGAGTTAGTAGAGTTCCAAAACGATCGTAGGAAAGTTTCTGAGAACTTTAGTAAGTTAGAGCAATTCGTTGTACATGCTCTAGCTAAAGAAATCAATGAATTTGCAGTTGACAAAAAAGATCTAGCTGAAACTAAAGTTAAGTTAGTTCGTGAAGCAAAGAGCAAGTTTGAAGATATCAAGCAAAACTTTGTAAAGCGTGCCGCTAAGGTCGTCGAAAACACAGTTACTAAAAAGTTAACATCTGAAATCAAGCAATTGAAAGAAGATATTGACAGTAGCCGTGAAAACGATTTTGGTCGTAAAATTTATGAAGCGTTTGCACAAGAGTTTGCTGGTTCGTATCTAAATGAAAAATCTGAAACAAGTAAATTGTTAAAAATTATTCAGAAGAAAGAAACTGAATTAGCAGAAGCAAAGCAGGCCATAGCAGAAAAAGCAAACCTAGTAGAATCTGCGCAACGCGAAATTCGCGTTACAAAAGATTTGATGGAACGCAAAAATGTTATGAGTGAGCTGTTGGCACCTTTAAGTGCTGACAAGCGAGAGATTATGAAAGAACTTCTTGAGTCTGTACAGACTAAGAAACTTACAGAGTCTTTCGACAAATACCTACCAGCAGTTATGGAAGGCCAAACACGCAGTGTTGCTCCTAAGAAAGCAATGTTAAGCGAAGGCACAGAAGTAACAGGAAATCGTGAAAGCAAGCCCGAGGTAGGCTTAGACAATATTTTAGACATCCGCAAGTTGGCGGGTTTAAAATAATTTATATTCAAGGAGACATAAATGTCACAACTATTAAATGAAAGATGGTCAGAGACCAAAGAAGCTCTGCTTGAAGGCCTACAAGGTAACCGTCGTGCTTCTATGGCAGTTTGCCTAGAGAACACACGCCGTAGTTTGGCTGAAAGCGCAACAGCAGGTGCAACAAGTGCAGGTAATGTAGCAACACTTAACCGTGTTATTCTACCAGTTATCCGTCGTGTTATGCCTACAGTTATTGCCAACGAGATCATCGGCGTTCAGCCAATGACTGGTCCAGTTGGTCAAATCCATACATTGCGTGTTCGTTACGCAGACTCTGGAGATAATG